GTGGAAAGGATTAGCAGCAACCGTGACACGAACAACTAAATCAAAGCGAATACCCTGGACTCCTGCCAATCGACTGGTCATAGTTGGAAACCACGTGCCGGTCAATAAGGGCGTTGTGACATTGACGTTGACTAAAGGAGTCACAGAGTTAGCACAAGATCCAGTATATACAAGACGAGGACGTCTAAAGTACTCCTTCAAGTCTTGGTACACTGGATCGCCGGAAGCAAAGGCAACCGTTGGAGCGATGGGAATCTTGGAACAAACACCAGCCTCATCAGCAAACGAGGTCGCACCTGTAATCTCAGGTGCGGCACTAATACTAAGTCCTTCTATTTCTGCACACACAGTGTCTTCAGTTATTGTTTCTAAATTACTAGCGAGTCTAAAATTACTACGTGGGTCAAACTCAACAACCACGCGTCTAGTGCCTCTCTGGATAGTCCTGAGTAGTGGCTAGCGATGGTAAAATGCTGGGTCGCACTAGATATTTCCCCAACAAGTCCAGTCCTAGTACCACGCATCATTGCGGGATTGCACCCACTGATACGCAGCCTCCCTAGTCCTGAAAGGAATTGGGAGACCTTCCTCGAGAGAAAATTTCTCAATCGATGGATAGTACTCATCCCACTTCGCAGGTTCATGGAGCGAGAGCTCGCTGAGCGTCTGCTCAACGTTCCTGTACAGGTCCGTTCGCACATCCTTTGGGTTTTTAAACCAATACGACGTGTAAAGGAAACTGTTGGGATCGAGGGGGGCAACCCAGCCCCCATTCGCAGCATCGTCACGCACAAAAGAGCGCTTCAAAAACGTGATCTGATCAATGGTTTCATAAGGCACAAGTTCGGAATCCTTCTTATCTGACGTGTAAGTCAGATTGAACAGCTCCTTCATGGCTTTTGACACCGTCACCTGGTTGAATTTCTCAATAGTTGAGTCATCAGCACCGTTGACGTTGTCGTCACCGAATGTGTTTATGAAAACATGATCCCACATGTCCTTGAGGTCGCCAGTCAGATGTGCGTAGCAAGCCGTAAGGGTGATGAGGGAATAGAAACTGTTGACCATGGTAGTCAAGGGATGGCCACTTGGAAGGGACTTATTCCATTGAACGATGTATTCGAGCTTATTGCCCACTCCTGTCAAATGACGGGAATGGACAAGATCAAGCCAGAGCATCTCTCGTATCTTGTCGTCTTCTGGTTTCCAGGCGGGATTGTTCTCACGATACCACCTGTTAACCACTCCGAGGATAGCATACAAGATATACGCTTGCTCACTCGCGTCAAACCGGGAAAAGTCCCCGGCAAAGACCTTACCACCTTTGGCGGTCAACTTCTCAGCTAACACATGCCAATCAGTGTATGGGTTAATGCCAGGTGCAAGGCCACTCTCAACACAGGAAGCGAACATTGCTGCGAGAAAACAACCAAAGTACATCCGCACCGCGATCACATAATCGAGGGGCGAACCACTTATGGCTCTCGTAGCAATGTTCTCCACCTTCTTGAGGGGTCGCAACTCATCCTTCAGGAAATCCATACAAACAACTGCAGGGCGATCACCTCTCCGACACTGGTCGATCATCTTCTCGACTCGGTCTTTGAGGTATTCACAATGCTCGTTGTTCTCTGGAGTCTGATACTCTCCGTCCTTACCAA